TCCTTCATTTCTTCCAGGAATCCCTTGGCAAGCTGAAGAGCAGACCTAAACGCCATAGAGATAAGTCCGGCAATCTTATGTGGATCTACATTGAGAATCAGTTTCTCAAGCTTCGTGCCGATTTCGGTTCCGAGATTCTCCCATCCGATACCGCCAAGGAAATCTGTTGCTCCTTCAACAGCAAGATTGATGACATTGGCAATCTGATACGGATTTATCATCGACATAGCGCCGAGGATAAACTGCTCAACTTTATAACCGACCAAATCCCACTGTCCTTGCATTTCCTCAAGGAATCCTTCGAGGATGCTGACGGCGGCGCTGAATTTCTGCATCATCAGTCTGCCGAGACCGTATGCATCGAAATCTTTAACCAGTCCGAGGAACGAAATTCCCAGTGAGTGACCGATGTTGTCGAAAAGAGTTTTATCGTACAGTTCATTCGCAAATCTGATTCCTGCATTTAAGACATTGGCAATTGACCATCCGAGGTCAGTCCACAGAGGATTACTCGGATCGAAAAATCCGTTTATGGTTCCGGCAATTCCTGTGGTGATTTCTTCTATGTACGGATTGATGAAATCCGGCTCAAAGAATTCACCGATTGCCTTGATACCTTTCCATAGCAAGTCAGCAATCGTTTTACCGAGGCCGTTCCAATCTTTCGATGTAAAGGCGGCTACAATCTTATCGGCAATCTCCTGTGCCTTATTGCTCAAACCATCGAGGGCGGCGTTCCAAGCAGCTTCGTACTCATCCATCAGAGAACTGAGTGCGTTGTCGAGAAGGCCCATATCTCCGGGACTCATTCCTGTGGAACCGGTATTACCTTTACCGCTCTTGCCACTGCCACCCGTTCCAGTAGTGGAACTCTCATTCGGAGAATTAAGGACATTCAATTCATCAAATGCAAGGATGGTATTTTTCAGCTTTTCGGCTGTGTCAGCTGCATTTCCGAGCGCATCATTTGCATCGTCAGCCGCATTGGCAAGCGCATCTACACCGTCAGCCGCGTCAAATCCGTCATCGGCAATATCAGCGAATGCATCGCTCATACCGCCCGTAGCACCTCCACCCTCGCTCTTGATTCCGAGGAATTTACCGAGCCATACAAACAGTCTTTGCAGGGCAATTACAAGACCGTTGATATAAGGCAGTACCTTTTGCACAACAGGAAGGAAAATATTACCGATTGCTCTTGCCAGTGTGTTGACGTTCTGTGTCAGCAATCTATACTGGTTAGCCGGTGTATTCAGTGTCGTTGCCATATCGCCCCATGCCACACGGGACTGGTCTAAGATGGCAATCATACGAAGTTCTGCCTTTGCAGCGCCATCCAGTTTGGATACGGATGTGGTCAGCCCTGCATTGTAGGCGTACTGCTGAAGAGTAGCCATCGAGATATCAACACCGAGAGAACGCACCGCTCTTGTCTGACCTGCAAGTGCGGATGCCATCTTTGTATATGATTCTTCGAATCCAATGTTTCTCAGAGCAGACCAGTCGGCACCGAGCATTGTTAATGCCTTGGATGTCTGCAAAGCGGCTTCGGATGTCATACCGAGACCGTTCGCCATCTGACCGAATTGAGCCTGATAGTTGAGAAGCATATTTGGATCGAGACCGAGGTTTACCTGTCCTGTCGATGTTGCTTCACCGGTCTTGTGGTCGATATTGAAGCCGGACATCTTCCTTGTCAGTTCAAGTGCTCTGTCCTTAAAAGAATTGGCATATGCTTCAGCGGAATCATATCCTGCCTGAGCCCATCCGTTGACGGAATCTTCTCCGATCTTGTCGAAGGATCTGTCAAAGTAGTGGAATGTTTCGATGAAGTTCATCGCCTTTTCGGTAGCACCCCACAGCGTACCGAATATTTTCTTCAAAACAGTGAATTTAATCACCAAACTGCCTACCGTAGTAAGCAAATCATCGAATCGTTCTTTTGTGTTTCTTGCTCCCGTGACGAGTTTTGCGAATCCGCTTACGGCTGATGCGGTTCCTTTGCCGAGAGCCATCATTCCTTTTGCCATAGCTGTCGGAGTTCCGATGAACATTCCTTTGCCGACAGTCAGACCGAATTTCGCTACGGTCTTGGTGTAATTGCCGAGTGTGGAGAACGATTTTCTAAAAGCAGAACCGAATCGGGTAGCTGCTCTGGAAGAATTGTCGACAGAATGAGACAGTGACTGAACCTGTTTCGTAGTCACATTGATTTTGGTATTACCTTTAACTTGAGTGAGGGCTTTTGACAATTCGCCCAGTTTACCTATCAACCCATCAAGGGCGGCATTGGCTTCCGATGCATCAGCTTCGATTTTTAGTGTTAACTCGTCAAGATTCTGTGCCATTTGTTCTCACCTCACTCTCTTTTTCCAAGCTTGTCGTACCAAACTTGGCTTTATTAAATGCCATTGCCCATGTAGCGAATTTCTCTGCATCGGAAACAGGCTTAACATCCTCTTCCGGCTTCCTTGCAAAACCGTATGGGTCAATCGGCTTTTCCGGATATCTCCCTTTACCGATAGTCGAGATTGCTCTCTGTACATAAACACCTTTGAGCCAACTTTCCGAATCCATTTCTGTCAGCCGTTGTCTTCTCTGTTCTGTGTAGTACGGAGCGTACCTTTTCAATTTCTTAGGATTCATGTTGTAGAAGACTTCACAAGGTATCCCGAGAGCCACGCCTACCGGAATCCACACCTCTTTGATGTAGTCATAAGTATTATCGAATTTCTTCCGGATTATGCTCTCGTTGCTTTCCTCTTGTGATCCTGCGGCTGGACGGGAAGTTTGCCCTCTTGTTTTCTGAGGGCTTTGAAAAAATCCGAATCCTCAACCGCCTGTGTGAATGCATCGAAGATTTCCGTGATACCGTTGCCGGCAATCATGTGAGCCTGGATCAGTTCTCCTGCTGTCTCCACATCGGAATCGGTAATCCATGCCACGATGGCTCTTGCTGAACTGATGGTGCTCTTTCTCATCTGCTTCGGGTTGAGGATATCCACGCCATACTCGGCAAGGTCGCAAAGCGCATTGTAGTTAATTTCCGGAACATCATACTCTGTGTTATTGATTACAACCGTTCTTTTCATCTTCGGCTTTTTCTCCTTTTTTGCATTTCATGTAATAAAAAAAGACGGGACTTACCGAAAAGCCCCGTCCTGTCAGTTACCCGTATTTAATACCGCTTAAGCCTTGAGCGTTACAGCGGAAGACGGAGTGCATACGATTGTCATCTCACGCACGGCATTAACGTCACCGCCGTTTACGTATACGGTATGTGTGCCTGTCCATGTGTAGGTGCCGTCAGCACCATTTGCTCCAAACGCAAGTTCATACACCTGATCTTCTGTATCTGCTTTCTCAAGCACTGCCTGGTATGCTTCAAGCGTATAGTTTGCAGTGAATTCCATCTGATCTACCGTCTGAACACCAGGGCAGAAGGTCTGAGCGGTATCCTGAAGATCGGTGGTCTCGAGATTATCGGGAGCGCCACCCAGATCCGGATACGATTTAATCTTGCAAAGTTCAGCTACAGAAGCGGCATCTGCGCCACATTTCAGCACGGTGCCGATGGTAGAAATACCTTTTCCCATAACTCATTGCTCCTTTCGTTATTCTTCGAATCTATCTATCACATCACTGCTCCCGATGATTCTTTCGAACCTTGCGGTAACTCTTTTGATGTCGGGAGAAGTGTAGTTTATCGTTTCATTAAAACCGCTTGTTCGTCTGAAGTTCATACGATACATGGTGCTGTTGACGATATCTGCCAGTCGGTATGCATCTGATAGGGATGTCTTGACGAATATGTCAATCTGCACACCGCAGGTCACTGCATTCTCCGAATCGTTATCCGCAGATAAGTCATCGGCAACGGAGTTATTGATTATCGTCTGCACCGCACATGCAGGAAACTTTGCTTTTACATCCGACTGTGTGGATGTAACCGCTTTAACCTCGTCTCCCAAGGCCAGCTTTACGTTGGTGAGTATTCTGTTTCGCCAATCAATCATTTTCTGTAAAACACCTGCCTTGCTATCGATAAGATTTGCTTCTTCATTTCCTGCGATGCTTTCCACATCGGCGCTGTCGGTTCGACACCGGATGACTGATGCCATTCTCCGGCAATGTCTTTCCACTGCCAGAACTCTTCAAATGCATGTTTCTGCATCGGGAATGTCCCTCTACCCATACCGATCCTGAAATTGCTGTCATCAGCGAATTGACCGGAACCAAACTCAGCCATCAGAAGTGGATTTACAACTCTGATTTGTATGCCTTCTTCGTTAATCCACAGTGCGTACAAATCCGTTGGGATACCGGCAAGATTGCCTTCTGCTCCTTTTGGAGTTTTGCCGTGCCGGACCTCAAACTCGATGTATTGACCGTATTGCAGTTCATCTCCGCTCGGATGCGTACCGATTGCGTTCTTGTTCAGCACCGCAACTTGGTATCCTGCTTCCGCAAGCTTTCTTACGAATTGGTCACACCTATTTGAGAATGTGCGCTTATAATTCCGTAATCCT